ACCCTTATTGGATGTCCGAGAGATCGAATACTTAGAAGGAACAGGCTTCAAAAACTTACTAAATCATGTCTTTTTAAGCAATAGGACAGAGGATAAACTTGCTTGTGAAAAGCGCTTCATGGTGGCCAATATAGTTATAGCCTTACTCAAGATTCCGGCGACGAGTTATGTTTATGTCTTAATAACTTATTTATGCATATTATGGTTCTGCTATAAAGGTCGCATACCTACCACTTATGAGGACGAATATTACCTAAGGCATAAGGGTTATATTTGTGGTGCTGCCACAATAAATGGGACAACCTTTCCTAGACCGCAAATAACAGCTTGCAGATTGTTCTAATATACAACCAGTACCATTTAAATGGTGAATTCTAGAATTTAAATCTTTACCAAAGATGTGCTTGGCAAGCTGAATTAATATACACGACAAAGATACGATATACTACTGAGATTCGTGGGATTGGAGCACAAAGGGTCGTTGTTCAGCAGCAAGGAACAAGTGATAGACTATCAAGATACTTATGGGTACATATAAGCTTTAACGAGGTAAGCTTCTGCAGCTATCAAACCTGAGGGCCACATGTTGCGTAGATTTAGAACATTCGCTAAACAATACATTAATAAACTTGTAACACAAATAGACTACTCTTAGATAGCTGGCGGCAATTTCTAATCGTACGTTGATTAATTAGACGGTAACATTCAGAAGAAACGACAATATGTACATGGACTCGAATTGGCACTTGAGAAGAAACGGATTCCCAACTTCTATAATGTAATTGTTAAGCCTTTAGAATCGTGTTACAAGAGTATTAACGGGCTTGTCGGGCCACGTGCCAGATGCATATTCAACCCACATATAATTATAAAGGCTCTCGCAGGTTATTACAACTACTATGCTATTAAATGCATCAAGACGATACCACAACTTGGTTTCATATAAGGATATAACCTAGAGCAACTTGAAAACAAAATGCTGACTGCTTATAGACAATTTGATGAACCTTGCATTTTTAGTGGAGACGCTAGTTCACATGATGCTCATTAAAGTGCAGAACTTATAGTCGCAGTTGACCATTTGTTTCATAAGCTTGTATGTAAGAAGATACTTTGGGCCACCAACTGCCCTACAATATTGATTGACTTAATATTAGGACATGTGTTGAGACTGATAATGAAGGGTTATGTATTCATTAGAGGTAGCAAATAAAAAAAATGTAGCATAAAAACTGTCATTAACGGGACTGTTCTTTCAGGTAACGCTACTGCTACCACTTTGGGCAATACCTTAAGGGTTCTGTGTTATATGGAATTTGCAGCATATCTAGCATAAATAAGAATAACCCCTTTTGTAGCAGGTGATGACTTTGTAGTTTTTTTAGAGCGACGAGATGCTAAAGTATTTGAGCACCATTTAAAGCGAATCTATAGTGATGGCACTCATAAGGACGAATATGGCCTAGGCTTATTACTTAAAGAACTGAATTACAGCCAAGGAACTATTAACTTCTTAAGTAGAATTGGGTATATAGATAAGAATAAATGTGTATTGCACAGGATGCCCATAAGAATTAGAACTGGTGGTTAACTGACAGACACGAAGGAGTTGACAGACGATGAATACTTTGCAGCCAACACGATCTCAATGCTGACCTACAAAAACTTGAGAGCTGTGGCTTAATACATAGAAGAGAGGACAATGTATGCTTGCAACATCTGCGCTAAAGTTGTAAATTGGGTGTCTAGCTATTTTAGATATAAGGTGGATAAGCA